ATGCATGATCCAAGAATAGACGGATTTAATGGCGCGTACTGTAAACAAAAGATACAGAAAGTGTTAAAAGCAGCACAAGAAGCATTAGTAGATGCTCCCACATATTCTGGAGAAGAAGAATGGTAAAATTTCCAGAAAGACCAAAACAGGAACAAGACTATAAAATAACTTTAGTAGTAAAAGCTGATGTTACAGAAAAGTCTGTTAAAGAGTGGCTACCAAGAGCTTTAGATGAAGGTGAGTTTAAGTATAAACTAATTAAAGTTTATAGTACAGATACTATGCCTATTGATAGAGAAGATCCAGAATATAAGTACTTAGACGGTTTAGACAGTTTAGATAACTTATGATTTCAGACAGAGTAGAATGGCTAGCTTCGGTAAAAGAACAGCTAGGAGAAGTTGATGTTGCCGTAGAAATAGGAGTTTGGAGGGGTTATTATAGTACATCTATAATTAAAGTACTTAATCCTAAAACTTTCTATGGAGTAGACCCCTATGCATTATATAAGGGATATACAGATAAGCCAGGTGGAATGAGTAATCCAGAATTTAATAGTCAAACTAATCTGAATAAACTTTATTGGCAAGTTAAAGAAAAGTTAAAAGTCTTTGATAATGCAATATTAGCAAGAGAGTATGGAAATGAGTATGCAAACGACTTTGAAGATAATTCAGTTGATTTTGTATATTTAGACTCAAATCATAAATACGAATGTGTAAAAGAAGAAATAGAAGCGTGGTGGGCTAAGATAAAAATAGGTGGCATCTTATCAGGACATGATTATAAACAAGATTCATATTTTGGAGTTATTCCTGCAGTAGATGAATTTGTAAAAAGAGAAAAAGTAGAATTAAATACAACTGATGAAGAGTTTGCAACTTGGTGGGTAATTAAATAATGTGTGGATTTGTAGGAACAACAGAAAAAGCTCTAGTAAAAATAATGCTAGGCAAGCAGGAACATCGCGGACCTGACGGTAATAGGTATTGGCGAGACGATACCTTTGCTTTTGGACATTCTTTATTAGATATAAATGGCTGTGCTCAGTATCAGCCCTATGTAACTAGAAAGGGTAATATAGTAGTGTTTAATGGAGAAATGTATGATTCCGATATGCAGAATGACACTATGTGGTTAGCAGAGGGATTAGATAATTACGGACAAAAATTAGTAGAAGCATGTGATTGGCAGGGCTCTTTAGCATGGTATAAACCAGAAGAAAACGAAATAGTATTAATTCGAGATCATTTTGGAACTAAACCTTTATGGTATCGTATAGAAGGAGAAAGATTTGAATTTAGTACAAGTTTGAAAAGTTTTCTATATAAGAAGTCTAAAAGTGATTTTAGAGAGTTTCATGATAATCCACAGTGGTTTGGCGATAAAACTCCTTTCATTAATATTTATAAAGTAGCGCCTGGTGAAGTAATAGTTTATGATACTAAAAACCGAAGAATTAAAAGAAAAGGCAATTTATGGACTTATTTTGATATAGTGCCTGATAAAGTATACTCAGATGTGTTTAGAAAAAAGATAACCAATAGCATAAGGAAAGTTGCTAAAAATATAAATAAAACTGGATTATTTTTAAGTGGAGGTATGGATAGCACACTAATCTTATCTCTACTTAAGGATATTCCAGAATTAGATTTGCATGTATTTAGTTGTGGTTATACTGAAGAACGAGATAGTTTCGGTCAGTACTATCATGATATGGCTAATGAAATAAAGATGGCGGAACAAACTTGTAGAGAGTATGGAATACCTATAACTACTGTTCAATTAAGTCAATCTAAAAGAGACCACTACGGAAAAATGTGGTTAGCAAATACACACTATCCGTGGTCAGATAAAAATAGAACAGCTCCCAGATACTTATTAGCAAAAACTGCTGCAGAACATGGGTGTAAAGTAATTTTAACTGGAGATAGTGGAGATGAATTATTTACTGGATATATTCATCATACTCCCAGATTAGAAAAAGATTGGAAATTTAATTATAATCTTCCTAAATGGTTTCCACAAAAGCCTTTGAGTAGAAAAGATCAATTATCTGATAGTTTATTTAATGATTTATTATTAACTTCAGAACAAAATGTTTTAGCAACAGACCAGACTTGTGGAATGTTTGGAATGGAAAGTAGAATTCCTTTACTTACTCAATCTTTTGCTAAGTATGTATTAAATATACAAGGGGAAGTAAAGTTTAGACAACATAAAGATTATAGAAATGGAACTTATAAGTTTTTAATGAGAGAAGTAATGAGAGATTACTTACCAGACCATGTTAAAAATAGAAAACACAAAACAGGTTGGTCAAGTCCGTGGGACAATAATCACCCAGCGGTAAGACCCACGTGGTTGAATGAAGATATAGAATTTATAAAATTAGTGGCAAAATGAAGGCAGTATTTAGTAACAGAATACAAATAGAAGGAAGTGCTGATATGCTTGCAGTTCTCGAAGAAGAACTAACTTATCGATTACCGCCTCGTATGCCACAAGATCCTCCTATTATTATAAAAACGATTAGACCTTTAAGAGAGGGTATTGTTTCTATACCAATGGGGAGAGAGGATTTAGTCCCAAAGAATTACGATATAATCGATAAGAGGATTGTTCGTCCAGTCGAATTTCCAGAATTTGCGTTTGATTTACGAGAGAGCCAACAGGCGGTCTATGACCGAGTAATTGACAATACTATTATTAACGCTTGGGTAAGTTGGGGAAAGACAATAACAGCTTTAGCCATCGCAAAAAAACTCGCGAATAAAACTTTAGTTGTTACGCACACGACAAACCTAAGAAACCAATGGGAACGAGAGTGCAAAAAAGCATTTGGAATTACACCTGGCAGGATAGGTAGTGGAGACTTTAATACAGCCCCTCCTATCACAATTGGGAATATACAGACTTTGTACAGACGAATGGACGACATAAAACAACAATTCGGAACTGTGATTTTAGATGAGATGCATCACGTCAGTAGTCCTACTTTTACTAGAATTATAGATGAAATGCCTGCGAGATTTAAGATAGGTTTGACAGGAACATTGGAACGAAAAGATGGAAGACATGTAGTCTTTAGGGATTATTTTGGGAATACAGTACTAAAACCACCTAAAGAGAATTATCTTACTCCTAAGATTGATGTGATAAAATCAGATATAAGATTCTTAGATGGTTCTTATACGCCTTGGGCAGAGAGAATAAATCATTTAGCCAACAATGAAGAATATGTTCATACTGTGGCTATGATAGCAGCGAGGTACGCTGCATTAGGACACAAAGTATTAGTAGTGTCCGATAGAGTAGCTTTTCTAAAAGTTTGCACTAGACTAGTAGGAGAAAGAGCTATTTGTATAACAGGGGATATGCCTTTTGAAGAAAGAGATGTAGCGATGAAGTCCATGAGAGGAGATAAAAATATTCTCTTTGGAACTCAAGCAATCTTCTCAGAAGGTATTTCATTAGACGAATTAAGTTGTCTAGTATTGGGAACACCAGTTAATAACGACCCATTACTGACACAATTGATAGGAAGAATAGTACGGAAAAAGGAAGGAAAAATCCAACCAACAGTCGTGGATATTCATTTAAAAGGAAAAACTGCCGCTAGGCAGGCTAACGCCCGTATGGGATATTATATAAAAGAAGGATATAAAGTAAAAATATTATGAATGAACCAGAAGTAAAAAGAGAAGTAACTTTAAACTTACCAGAAATGAGAAAAATGAAGATTTTCATTGCTACCCCAATGTATGGTGGTATGTGTCACGGTTTATACACTAAGTCTTTAATGGACACAATTTCAATGGTTACAGGACACGGTATACCTACACAGATTTATTATATGTTTAATGAGTCTTTGGTTACAAGAGCAAGAAACTATTGTGTTGCTAACTTTTTAAAGAGTGATGCAACTCATCTATGGTTTATAGATAGTGATATTGCTTGGAAAGCTATGGACGCACTATACATGATGCATCTTATAGCAGAAGATAGGGAGAAGTATAAAATCTTCACAGCATTATATCCTAAAAAAGTAATTGCTTGGGAAAAGATTATTGCGTGTGCTAAAACGGGACTATTTGATGAATACCCAGAAGACTTAGAGTTAATCGCAGGAGATATGGTATTTAACCCACACCCCACAGATTACCCTGATGGAAAGGCTCCTGTATTTGAAGCTGTAAGTGTAAAAGAAGCGGGAACAGGATTTATGTTTATTGAAAGAAGTGTTTTTGAGAAGTATGGAAAAGAACACCCAGAACTTTGGTATACTCCCGATCATTTAAGAGAAGCAGAGTTTATGACAGATGAAAGAATTTGTGCTTATTTTGACTGTATAATTAATGAACAAGATAGATATTTAAGTGAAGATTATATGTTTTGTCAAAATGCAGAAAAATTAGGATATAAAATATGGACTCTGCCCCATGTAGAACTCATGCACTGTGGGAGCCACATATTTAGTGGAAGTGTGGCAAAAATGGCACAACTTAACATTCACCCTACAATCGACCCCGATCACGCAAAAAAGATTGCTGAAACAGCGGGCATGAAACCTACGAAAAATAGTTCTTGACAAATGGATAATTTTTTGGTATAATATCTATGATATTTTATAATTGGGAAAAGATTTTAAGCTCAAGCAACGGAAAAGTAATTGATATCATTGCTATCCTTAGAATCATAACATACAGAATAACCCCGAAAAACTATCACGATAGGACATTCAAGTTCTATCAACAGAACTTTGGTGGATATAGTTTTCTGATAAATGCAGACAACTTACTCACTAAAGGACGTACTTATAGTGACAAAGAAGTTGCTGAGTATGCAGGTGTCGCGTCTTATCGCAACTACCATGAGTACAAAAAATCAGGAGACACTACATTAGACCTCCTGTACCTTCCGGTATCGGAGGACATTATTAATAACAACAGACTGCTCGAATTGAGAGGGGATAAGATTCACTTTTTATTTGAGGAGACATAATCGGAGAAAAACGATGGCTATAGGCTTTAACACAACAAAGGGCTCTGCCCAAAAAAATAAAATTGAAACATACAATTTTTCAAACAAAGAAGATCACCACTTGAGAATCGTTGGTGATTTACTTCCTCGTTATGTGTACTGGATAAAAGGCGAAAATAACAAAAATATTCCTATGGAATGTTTGTCTTTTGACAGAAATAGCGAGACCTTTAACAATGTCGAACATGACCATGTTCGAGATTTTTACCCTGATCTTAAATGCGGCTGGGCTTATGCAGCTCAATGCATAGACTACGGCGACAATAACATAAAAGTATTAAATCTAAAAAGGAAACTTTTTGATCAAATCCTTGTCGCTATGGAAGATTTGGGTGACCCAACTGATTACGAAAGTGGTTGGGACGTATTCTTTAAAAGAATCAAGACTGGACCGCAGGTATTTAATGTCGAGTACCAATTACAAGTGCTTAAGTGCAAACCAAGAGCGCTAGAAGATTGGGAACAAGAATTAGTTGCCGAACTTAAATCAATGGACGATGTCTTACCAAGACCTACTCCAGATGCTCAGTTAGAACTCTTAAAAAGAGTGCAAAGTTCACAAAACGCTTCTGAAGAAGTATCAGACGAATTTGATATAAAATGATTGGCGTTGGTGAAGAGTTCCCTGAATTTTATATGCAGGCAGTTACTTGGGAAGATGAAATAATTGACCTTGATACAGAAGAACTGTATAATCAATGGTCAGTTATTTACTTCTACCCGAAAGACTTTACCTTCATATGTCCTACGGAAATACAGGGTTTCGATAGTTTAGTAGGATTAGCAAATGTTATTGGAGTTAGTCCAGATAATGAATACTGCAAATTAGCTTGGAAAAAAGCTAATAGTATGATTAGAGAAATCAATCACACTCTCGCAGCAGATTCTAATAATGTATTAGCAGATGAATTGGGAATAGTTTCTGGCGAAGGTGTTCCTTATAGAGCTACTTATATTATTGATCCAGATCAAACTATCCAACATGTTTCAGTCAATGCACTAGATACAGGTAGAAATCATGAAGAAATTTACAGAACTGTAGAAGCATTGCAAGCTGGTGGTTTAACTGGCTGTAACTGGCAAATTGGAGAAGACTTCGTAGCATGATCTTATTTACAGCAGACTGGCACTTAAAATTAGGACAGAAAAATGTCCCGATGGCATGGGCTTGTTCTCGCTATAAATTATTTTTTGAACAAATACAGGAGTTAGAAAATGACTGTAGTTTACATATCATAGGCGGAGATCTGTTTGATAGAGTTCCGTCTATGGACGAGCTAACCCTGTACTTTGATTTTATTAGTGGTGTAACGATACCAACTATAATTTATGACGGAAATCATGAAGCAACTAGAAAAAATAAGACATTCTTTTCTAACCTAAAGAGGGCGACGAATGAATTAAATAGTCTAGTTGAAATCGTTGATACAACTACTGAGTACGGAGATTATACTATACTTCCTTATGCAGATTTGCATAGAAAAAGAAAAATAGAAATGATTAAAACCCCAGTATTATTTACTCATGTGCGTGGAGAGATACCACCTCATGTTATACCCGAAGTAGACTTGGATAGACTTAACAAATTTGATGTTGTTTTTGCTGGTGATTTACACGCACATAACAATACTCAAAGAAACATAGTTTATCCAGGTAGTCCAATGACGACTTCATTTCATAGAAATCAAGTCCAAACGGGTGCCTTACTAATTGATGAATCTGACTGGAGTTGGGAATGGCATGAGTTCAAATTGCCACAACTTATCCGAAAGACTGTAGACGATCCTAAAGACATGGTACAGACAAGTTATGATCATACAATCTACGAGATTGAAGGAGATGTTCAAGATTTAGCATTAGTAAAAAATTCAGAATTGTTAGATAAGAAAGTGGTAAAACGACAAGTGGAAGCACGACTAAGTTTAAGTGCTGATATGACAATTTCTGACGAGCTAGTATTATATCTACAAGATATATTACAGCTTGATGATGATAAAATTAGAAATATTATAGGAGTTTTTAATGATTATTCTGCAGAAGCTAAAATGGGATAACTGTTTCTCTTATGGTAGTAATAATGAGATTGACTTAGCTGCGTCAACTCTCACACAATTAGTTGGAACAAACGGAGTGGGCAAATCATCAGTCCCTCTAATACTTGAAGAAGTAATGTTTAATAAAAATTCCAAGAATGTGAAGAAAGCAGATATTTCCAATCGCTATGTGAATCAGGGTTATAATATAAGTCTCGATTTCATGGTAGATGGAGATGAGTATAACATCTCAGTAATGCGTAGAGCAACTCTGAAATGCAAACTCACAAAGAATGGAAAAGATATATCGTCACATACTGCGTCAAACACCTATAAAACCTTGGGGGAGATATTAGGGATAGATTTTAAAACTTTTACACAATTAGTATATCAAAATACAAACGCATCACTACAGTTTCTGACAGCAACTGACACAAATCGTAAGAAGTTTTTAATTGACCTATTAAAACTAGATGAGTATGTGGCGTTCTTTGAGACATTTAAAAATGCTGTGAGAGACTTATCACAGCAGATAATTGCATATGAGGCAAAAACAGACACAATCGTAAATTGGTTAGATGGCAACAAATTGGAGAGTATAGACATACTACCGATAATGAAACTTCCAAAAGTGGAAGAAAGTGATGAGACGAGACTCCGTTCTTTACAATTACGATTTGAAAATCTGGCGGAAAAAAATCGAAAAATTAACGATAATAATTACCTAATAGACGAACTAAAGTCCATAAATATTGACGAATTTCGTAAGGATTTAGAAAATTATCCGCAATTAAAAGACTCCGCAGAGTTACAATTAAAAGCAGGAGGCTTACAAGCTAACTGCGAACATGAGTTGGATATGGCTGAGAGTTATCAGAGTATGACAGAGGATCAATGCCCAACTTGTGGACAGGATATAGACAAAGAATTTATTAGAAATCAAG